AGGCCGCGAGCTATGCGCGGGGATACCCTCTTTAGGTGGATTATCCCAGCGGTAAACGCCAGGGCCGTAGCCTATATCCCGCTTACTGGCCCGGTCGTGGTCATCTCCCACTCGCCCATCCTTTGAGGTTACCCACCTAAAATACTCTATGCCTGCCTGCTCATTACGGAGCTTAGTAAGGTCTCCGTTAAGTTTTGCCACCTGGTCCCTGGCGATATTCTTAGCTCGCCTGCGGGTTATACCGCTCTGCCTTGCCAGTACTTGAGCTATGGCAGACGGAGTATTACCAGCCCGCATATTATCCAGAACCAGGTTAGATACCTGCTCCGCATACGTGGCAGAGACATTAGTAATAAGGTTGGCATTAGATATGGTAGCGGCCTCCAGCTCCTCCAGTAACTCTGGACTAACCTGGTTAAAAACCTCTACACCCACAGCCCTATTTATGGACTCCTGAAACTCCTTATCATTATGCGCGTCTACCCGGCTTACTGTACCCTCTGCAATCCTGGAGGCTTGAGCCTGCATTAATTGACCGGTCCAGCGCCCCGTAAAGGCAGTTAATGCGCCGTCGATAATAGTAGCCCAGCCATCCTTAAAAACAGCCTTAGCTATACCGCCCTCACTATCCTTTATGTATTGCGTTTTTAGGTCTCGGACTTCGGGCATAATGTTAACCCTAATGTCCTCATTCATCATTGATATAATGCGCTGCATTTCCCGGTTATACAGGACTGCCGCGCCCTTATCATGGCCTACAGGCTTAGCCTTTTTCGGGGTGGCTCCGCGCTGCTTTAGGTTAGCCAGTGCGTCTGCCTTTGGTAGATCTATCAAAGGCTCCAGCATTGCTGCTACTCCTCGTCTCCAGGGTCGCTAAAGTCATTATCGTCGTCGAAATCAGTTTCTAGGTTTTCGTCCTTTTCGAACTTCTTAATATCGTCGTCCGTAATCTCGTATGTGCCTTTAGCCTGCAGACGTTTAGCAACCTGGGATTTAGTTACTATATTTTCCGTTAGGTAAACTTCGTCCGTCTGACTGTCTGTAAATTCCTGCTGCGACTTTTCAGTATCGGAAAGCTGTACCAGTGGGTCGAAAGTAAACTTAAGATCCTCTGGATACTCACCCAGAGCAGATCTTACTAGCACCTTATCCAGTCGGGTAAGGGAGGGTCGCAACTGCTTTTCCTGAATAGTACCCCGGATAAAATCGTAATATACGTCCCTGTCACCAGTGCCAGTGGCATTCATACCCTTAGCACTTGTCCCAAACAAGCGAGTAACTGGAATCCGGCTAGCCCCACTTATCCAGGTTAGCAGTTGCTCCTGCACACCGGCGACGCCAGTAAGGTTAATAGCCATACGCTCCAGCTTTTCGGTAGCATCCAGGAGAGATAGGCCGTAGTTACTTTTCATCAAGTTAAACAGATTATAGCGCTCTATAATAGCCTGGTCCTGGTCCGTCGTAAGATCGTTAGCCAAACCCTCCTTGCTAATAACATCTACGTTAGCCTCCTGCATAAGCTCCGCTATGCCGTTAAAGCTAGCTACCGTATTGTTAATATCTGTAAGGGTGGCGCGTAAGTCCGAGTCTCCCCAACCATGCTCATAAGCAGCCAGTCTGCGCGGTAAGGATTTACCCTCGAATCGCACTAAATGGCTCCAATGTATCTTAGTGCTACCGTTAACCAGCGTGTACCACTCCGGACGCAAATAACTATCGCTTAGGATATTGGTCATATTCATAGCGAACGGAGCCAGGTCATAACGGTCAATAACTACCAGCTTTTTAAGGTCGCCCCTTTTAATGGCACTTACATCAAGAGGCTTTGTGAGATCCTGATTGGTAATCATAAGGATAGCGGAGCCACCATAAACCCTAGACCAGGTTTTAGCGTCTGCGGTAGCTGTCTTAGCCCCTAAACGCTCCTCCTCTTTCCTTATCTCATCCGCCATCAGATTAAACGTTCTCCACTCTCTGGTGGCGTCATCTGCAGGGTAGCTAGCGATAGCCTGGCATAACCAGGACTCGCGGTAGAGAATATCCAGAGCGGGACCGCCCAGTATGCCAGTGGCTGCCCATTGATTATGCGCAGATTTAGAATGACCTGTACCCATGCCGGTATAGACATTTACCAGGCCGTCGTTAGTCTGGCTCCTCGCTTGCGCATTGGCCACCAGCTTTAAGCGTGGCTTTTTTGTAACTTCACTCATTTAAACCCGCCTTACTTTTATGCTCGTGCGCATTAGCCCAGTTAGCAGAACCATGACCGAGCCCCAGGGCCGCAAAAATTGACATCAAAACAGTGGCGCTAGGCTCCTTGCTTAGGTATGCCATAACTAAAAGATAAATAATAGCTATTGTCATAACACAAATGTAAGACAGCTCCATCATTCTAACTTTTCTGCTTTTCCTTACGGACACCTATACAGCCTCTGCAACCTCTAAAGCTATCTCCGGGCCGTCTCCGACACCATCCGGAACGGTTTCCTCTGGGTCTACCCCAAAATCCGATAAGGTAGGCTCCACCACCGGTGCAGAAGGATCTGTAGCAGGCTCCGGCAAATCTATGCCATCGACTATCCAGTAATCCACACCTGCAGGAACTGAGCTTTTAGCAGCCTCGATAATATCAGCCTCTGCAGGATTCAGTATCGCTGCATGGCCGTTAAAATTAAATACTACAACCTTAGACATAATTAAACCTCGCTCGCATATACGCTAACAGGAGCATTAACCGCAGCAAAAGTAAAAGGATTGCCGAAGGAGGAATAAAACTCTACATAATCCTCCGTTTGAGCTGAAACTCTTAAGAAGTAACCGTTAGTGTTAATTCCTGCATGCTGAATGCCTATTACCGGATAATCGGTAACCCCCGGAGGGTAAGGGGTAGACCAGGTTACCCTAGTTCTACCAGTAGAAACAAGGAGAGTACTAGCTATACCCTTAGCCGATAATATGGTAGCTCCATTATACTTCCCAGAGGCTTTAAGCTTTATATCCTCTACCCCAACTATCCCAGGGGCTCCTGGCACTGGACACATAATAACCCCCTAAGATGATACAGAGCGATGGACGTTAAGGCGGTAATGGGTAACACCACCACCAGACGCAGGTACTGTAGGGATACAGCGGACATTTTTCCCAGGGCCTGCGTAATTCAGTCGTATATAATCCTCGTCGGATACGTCTAGCGACTCACCATTAGGCATAGAAGCATAAGCTAAGCCATTTTCGCTAGTGCGGACCTGGAAAGTACCGCCTGTAGGCTGAACAAGGTTAGGCGGGTTATCTTCGTCCTCTGGGTCTCCGTCGAAAAAATCAAAGTAGATAAAGGCTACGTCGAAAACATCCGACATATTCGGAGTAATTAAGGTATCCCCTATTTCTCCGCTCTTTTGATATAGCTTACCCATAAGGCCCACCCGTTATAAATGCAGTTAAAAGGAATTTTAGACCATTAAACCACAAAAGCCCAACAAAGCAAAAAATTAGAGCATGCTGCCCACTGACACCCCGGCCCCCTCGCCCAGCATATCGTTAATAGCATCTATAAACGGGTCTATAAAATCGTCGTGGGCGTGTGTCATCTCCATAGTAAAGGATTCGCACTCCGCCAGGAATTCGGATACCCACTCGCAGTCTGTATGGTCATGCTCTACGGACGGGTCCGGCAGCTTGATATATCCGGACGATATAAACCCCTGGACATCCATTAGCCGGGCTGCTTTGTTGCCAGCATTGCCGCCCCGAGAAATTCCGACTATAGGACAGGTCGCCTTTCTCCGGACATTCTGTATAAGCCCGGTCCCGGATACCTTATCCTCTACCGCCAGGTATCGAAGCGCTGCAGGCTGCCTAACGTCTGTGGGCTTATGCTTTTTCCAGAATGCCGGTACTTTTATCTCCAGCTCCCATGCCTCCATTTTTCCGTAGATAACGTCTATAAGGTAAAGGTATCCATCCTTACCGAGCCCCCAGCACTCCGCTACGGTCTTATCGTTATGGTCCCCTTTCTTTTGGGCGGTATCTACGTAGATACCTCGCCACACTAACGGGGGTAGCTTTTCGTAATATCCGAACCAGTCCGTTTTAATGACTCCACCGCCTCTGCTTGTGGGTCTTTGCTGGTAAAGAGCATTCCAGGTTAACGAGCCTCGCTTTTTACACTGCTCTACGAAGGGCTCCGGCATCCGCTCCGGAAACAATATTTCCCCCTCCTCTCGTAGCTCGTATATATCCCCGTTTAACTCGTGGGTCTCGTCCTTTTCCGCCACCATGGGGAATGAAACTACCCGGAATGCCTGGCCGCCTTTCTCTGCCTGCTCTAGGAGCTGCCCAGCTAAATCCAGCTGGTGCCAGCGGGTACATATAATAATAATGCCGTGTATCTTAGGATCTCGCCTGGTGTAAAAGGTCGTATCGTACCAGTCCATAACGTCGCGCTGATAAGAAGCGCTGGAGGCTTGCTTATAGTCTTTTGCCGGGTCGTCGATAATACCTATATTCATACCCTGCCCGGTAATGCCACCGTTTACACCAGCTGCCCGGTACGATCCACCATGGAGGCTGCCCGTAGGCTTTACCGTCTCCCATAATTCAGCGGTCCGGATAGCGCCACCCGCCACAGATCTTACGTTAGATCCGTTAATAGTCACATCTGGGAAAACGTCGCTATATTTCGGGGATTCTATAATACGCTGTACGTCCCTGGACATCCGGTTAGCAAGGTCCGAGGCATAAGAGCAGCCTATTATATTCCAGTCCGGGTGGTTACCCAGGATGTAGGCAGGAGCCCGCCTACTGCATATCTCCGACTTTCCGGAGCGAGGAGGAGCGAATACCATAAGCATAGGGCATAGGCCGCGCTCCACTTCGTCTATAAAATTATCTATCTCCAAGCATAACAGCTCATTAAACCAGCCCGCCTCATAGTCTGGCTTAGTGTACTCTGTAAAGTCCATTAACGAGGACCGAGCGTCTATAGCCTTTTTCTGCCTGACTAACTCCAGTATCTCGTTATTACTTTTTCTTTCTTGCGAGTTGTCGTTTTTTTGGCTCAAAACCTAACTTAGATAGCTCGTTAGCTAACTTGTCCTCGTCAATTTCCTGTTTAGTTTCAATGGGTCCGCCATTAGGTCCGGTTAGGGCCAGCTGCTTACCGTATCCCCTATGCTTACCTTTATGGTCTAGCAGGTACTCTATGGCCCGCTGGTCCCTGGCCTTTACGTTAAGCAGTAACATAGACTCGCCCAGGTCTACCAGGGCCTCGCCTACCTCCTCAATAGCGGACTTATAATCCTCGTCGTTTTCCAGCCACATATAATGGGTAGACCGGCCTACCTCTGCCTCCTTGCATGCCAGGGTTACGTTGCCGTGGTAGCTGGACATAGCCACAAGCATACGACATTTAGCCGCCTGCGTGTTTATCGCGTCGCTATTCTCCGTCGACTCCTCCACCTTGGCAGCTGGCTTTTTAGCTGGGGCTTTTTTGGCAGGAGCCTTACGCTTTGCCGGAGCCTTTTTAGCCGGGGCTTTTTTCTTAGCCGGAGCTTTCTTTTTTGGCGCTGCCTTTTTCTTAGGAGCTGCCTT